GTGAGGGACCTCCCCGTGCTTATGCACAGACAGCTTACCCGCTGTCTCACTGCACGTTAACAATTGTTAACGTGCCCTGCTGAAAGGAAGCTTGGATGATTGATACTCGTAAGCGGACCCTGAATTTCTTTTCAGGTAAAGGCCGCTTAGACTGGACATATTTCGGGCAAAAGCAGAGCCCGACGTTGTACAGTATGAGTATCAAGGGGAAGCAGGAAACTACTTCCCGACGTGATTCCGATTGGCCTATGCTTCAAGATCTCCTTCGAAATTACGATTTCGGTGGAGATATTGAGAGGTATAAGTCATATAGGGATATGGACATCGGAGGTGACTTCTGGACCTGGAAAAATACTTATTCCCAGTCACACAAAGACGTGACAGGGGATAATAACCAGCCATCCGGAAGTTACTTTAAGTACTCTGGGCCTTTGATGGCCAAAGAGACTAATGTAGATGTTTCTAGCTCACTTTGGCCTAAGCCACCCACATTTCAATCTGAAGTTGACTTCAGTATTGGAAAGGGTACTCAGGCCATTGCTAGAACTCTACCCGATAAGCCATCAGCGTCCGTTGCTAACTTCTTCGGAGAGCTAACTAGGGACGGTATTCCCGACCTAGTAGGGTCTATCATTCTACGGGCTCAGAAGTTTACTCGGCGCGGTTTAGCGCACGAGTTTCTGAACTACGAGTTTGGTATTAAACCCTTTATCTCCGATTTACAGAAGATTGCTCACTCTGTCATAAAGGCAAATAGCCTTTTAGAGGAATATGAGCGCAACACGGGGAATAATCTCCGTCGACGCTACACGTTCACACCTACTGCGACTACGACCGTAACTAAACTTACGGATACGGGTACTACTAATCCATCACTGGTTAGTAATATTTATAGTCGCGGTACAGGTCCAGCATTCCTGACTCGAACCGAGTCTGTGGAATGTTGGTTCACAGGTAACTACCGATACCATCTCAACATGGGTGATGAGCCCTTGGAGAGAATGCATCGGTATGCCCAGGAAGCTGAAAAGCTTCTTGGTTGGGAGATAACTCCCGAAGTCCTGTGGAACCTGGCTCCCTGGAGCTGGCTGCTCGATTGGTTCACCACCGCTGGTGATTTATTCACCAACGTGTCGGCGTTCTCAAAGACCGGCCTTACGCTGTTTAGGTCGTACATTATGGTTCATAGAACCATAACGGACACCTATACAACGCAGTTGTGCCGTTTCCATAGAGGAACGGACATCAGCGTCGTTAGCCAAACCTTCGGTACTGAATCGAAGTTGAGGAAACGAGCGTATCCTTTCAGTTTCAGCCTAGTGCCGACCGACTTAACGGCGACACAATGGGCTATATTGGCTGCTCTGGGAATAACTCAGAGTGGCCATTACGGCAGATGACACATAAGCTCATCTGTTCGTAATGGTGCTAGTTAGGGAATGGTCCCAAAAGGATCCTATGTCTAACTGCATCAGCACGCCTAGTCGGTAAATTGCCGATCTAGGTTTACCTGTAAGGGATACTCGCCATGGCATTTGCTGACCCACAAGTCATCACAATCAATACGGTTGCTAATACGCTTCCGCGTACTAGTAGCGGGGTCAGCTCCGGCGTCTTTACTAAAGACGACGGAACCGTCCGAGAGACTGTCTCGCATTCCTATGGAAAGCGAACCAGGCATTCTCTCCGCATTGATTTCCAGAAAATTGCTCCTAACCCTTTGATTTCAGCCCAGAACATCCTCTTTTCGATGAGTACTTACATCGTTGTGGATGTTCCGGTTACTGGCTTCACTGTGGTAGAGCAGAAGCAGATTGTTGATGCGCTTACTGCGTATCTCACTGCGGGTTCTGGATCGAAAGTCACCCAGCTTCTGGGTGGCGAGAACTAGTTAACTAGTTCGACTTGGGGCCCGTTACAATCGGGCTTTATACGGGGGAAGTAATTAATCCACCGTAGTCAGCATCCCGTCACGGCTAGGGATCGACTACCTTCATTTAAGAGGGAGCGATGAAAAGCCTGACGTATCTCGTGCAGGAGGTACTTTCGGAAGAAGGTACCTGGTGTCGCATAAGCACCATCCGTGATAGTAAAACTATCGCGGATCGTGTCAAAGGTGAAGGGTTATCGTGTTTAACGATAACCTTACCCGGCTTTGGTTCGGACCTCCAAAAAGGTCTGGATCAAGGCTGGGTAGACTCTCAACTCTTCCAAGGTTTTTCCTTTGGAAGAGGAGGTCTCCCCCTATTTCTAGGAGGTTTCCTCGGTCTCATCTTTGACCGCGAAACCGGTCGGTTGCTCGATGAACCTTCGATTGACGCGATCCGAGCTGTACGTCAGATAACTCTGATGTGCAGCAAGGTTCTTATCGCGTGCTCCGATAGGAGACGTGAGAAAGCCATTCGAAAGTATATCGAGTGTGAGAAGAGTGTTCGACAGAATGATGCATCTCTTAGCGAATCCGATAAGGACCGCTTTGAAAAGATGTCATCACTGCTTTGGGCGACAACCCTGCAACCTATTAATAATAGGATTGCTGATGGTTATCCTCTCCCTAAGCATGGTCCTGGGTCAACAGCTGAAAAGCTTCTTGGTAACAAGAAGTTTAAGCAGACTGAATGGCCCAAGAGGTTGGATTATGTATTCCCCCATGGGGAGTACCTCTTTCCAAACCAGAGGTATTATGATCCTCTCCGTGTCGACATTCTCGAACCCGGAGCAGAGAGGCCCGTTAGGGTTATCACTGTTCCTAAAACGCTGAAAACACCCCGAATCATTGCGATTGAGCCTACGTGTATGCAATATACACAACAGTCTCTTTTACAATTATTCGTGGATACTATTGAGAGCACTGACAATGTCTCAAGTATCGTCGGATTTACTGATCAAACGCCTAACCAGCGTTTTGCTCAGCAGGGTTCCAGTGATGGAACCTTAGCCACACTAGATCTTAGTGAGGCATCCG